GGAAAGAATTAGAGCAATTAAGCTCATTCCTAGATTTTCCAAAGGTTTTGTTGGTCCATTTTCTAATTTTCTTAAGAAATTGAGACCTTTAGTAGCCAAATTTCAGATGTTTTCGTCTGTTAATCAAGTTAGAAGGTCCTTAGCCACTGCTAAACAAGTAGTGAGCTTAGGAAATTCTATATCTTGGTTGACAGATACTCATAGAGATTGTCACAATTGGATTAGAGAGAAAATTACTGATAATGCAGCCGTCCACGGTTTAGTGGATATAGTTGCAGTTTCTCTAACTTGTATTCTCGCTACCATTCTTTTTAAGACCTGTGGTTTAATTGCCAATTGGTTTCTTGAGAAGATAGGTTTTACAAATCAAACTGTGGTTTATGCTATTAATCAAGTTTCAACCTTAGATGAGAGAGATGCAGAATTCCAGATCCTTGGAGTAACTGCCACTCTCGGTGCTTTTATTACCATGTTAGGAGTAGCTTTAAAAGCTCCTAACATGGATAGTAGAACCATCGGTGAATTTATCAAAGGATTAGGTCCGACAGGCAACTTCATTGAGAGTGTTCAGAAACACCTCAAAGATATTGTTTGTTGGATAGCCCACAAAATAGACCCCGAATGTCCTCTAGCTAAAGACCATGTCCTTCTTGACAAATGGTATGAAGTTAGATCTCGAGTTCGAGACAATTCCGTAGATACAGAGTTCAATACTAAATTATTGAACACTGATTTTGCGAAGAAGATCGTTGAAGATGGTCTTTGGTTAACAAATCACAAATTAGCCCTCACTACATTAGACGCCCTTTGTAGAGAGAAAAGTATAATTAATCAGATTTGTGAAGCTGCGAACGACCAAATGCATAAAGCCAATATTGCATTAGGAAATTCGCAGAATAGGCAACAACCAGTTTTTGTCTGGCTCCATGGCCCCCCCGGTCAAGGAAAAAGTGAAATGGTTCAAATCTTGAGGAAGAAAATTGTTGATGAAATGCAAAATGTTTATCCTTGGGAAACCTATTGGAGAGACTTTACTAATAACGATGGTTTGGTTTGGTCAAAAGCCAAAAACACAGACTATTGGAATGGTTATAGTGAACAACCCTTTTATCTTATGGATGACGCTGGTCAACTTTCCAGCCCAACCGCTATGGATGAGATGGTTAATGAAATCATTACATTAGTAAATGTCACCCCAGCTTCTTTGAATTATGCAGACGTTGACTCTAAAGGTAAAAATCAATTTACCAGTAGAGTTATATTTTGCACTTCTAATATGAAAAATTTTGCTCAGATAAAGATGGCTG